TTAAGTTATTATTTATATCTTTTAAAAAGCCATTCATTTTAATTCTCCAGTATTTGGGGTATCAGCAACATCTCTGTAAAAAGGTACGGTTTTGAAGAAAATCTATTCTCAAAACCGTACCTTTTTGTTAGTTTTCAAGTTTCTTTTTATTTTTATCGACAAAATATGTCTATTTTATCGAAGTAATCCAGAAACTTCTTGTTTGACATTATTTATTTCCTTTTTTTAAAGTGATGTTCCAAATCCTAATACAGTCATTGTAAAAGAACTTAGTTTAAGTTGAGCTGTCTTATTGATTGATATCCAAGCCTCTACATAGTCATTCGTTGACATTGGCACGAATGCCTGAGTACTTATTTGAGTTTCTGAAAGACTTTGAGGTAAGTTAATAATAGTATTTCCAGCTGGTATTACTGTATTATTTTTATAGATAAAAAGACTGGTTTTCAGATTAGTAACACTAGTAGTTTCAAAATTTAATGAAATTTGTAAGTTTACCAAAACGCTAATAGTTGGTATGCCGGTATAGGTAAGTCTATTGTTAGAACCTGCAAAATCATATAAAAAACCAACTTCAGTAGGAAGAGGAATTTTTTGAACAATATTAGCCGTAGGGGTAAAAAACGCCCCTAACACACTTTGCCATAAAATTCCTCTTGGCACATCACTATAGATAATGTCTTGAGTATTAGGTAAACTAACCCAGTTAACTCCATCAGTATATTCCATTCTCATTTTGTATCTCCTTTTTTAGTTATTTATAATTTACTCTCTGTAGCTGTTATAAACAAAGAGCTAGAGACTCCCTTTGCGAGAAAAATTGTCCTTTCCCGCAAAGAATTCCTTTAAGTTTAAGTAAGGCTAGTGTTAAATCTAAGCGCACCAACATTTGGTGTTTGTGGTCTTTGAGCGGTAGTACCGACTGGAATTGTTATACTTGCATTACCAGGCATTACAGGATTATTATCTATTCTAACTGTTGCAACTCCATTACTAATGGTAACAATTATTTCATTATTAACTCCTAAAATATTATCTATTCCCGTTCCTTTTGAAAGTCTTGTAAAAGTAACAGCACTAGTACCAACGGCAGTAACAGAGGCAGATGTTAACATCCATCCTGAGGCAGCATTTGCAGTACCAGTAATAACATTGATAGTTTTACCTTGAATCATTTGGGAGGCGGTATCAAAGTCAGTTGCTCTTGTTAACACCCAATTTGTAGAAGCTGAGCCTGCATTAGTTACTATATATATTCCATTTTGAAAAGTACTTGTTTGATTTTTAATTAGAATACGACTACCTACAGCAGGAGTTGTACCATCAATAGAAAAGGCTACTTGTGTTCCTGAATTAGTTAAGGTAGCACCAACTCCATTAGTGCCGTTAGCATAAGCAGCGTTTAAATTAAGGGTACTAGCTGCAAGAACAGGGGCTAGTCCTTCTCGATTAATAACCCAGTTTTCAGTAGCAAGTGTAAACCAGTTTGTTCCATCAGTAATTTCTGGTTTACCAACTGAAGAAGGTAAAGGTCCTCTAAGATTTTTGTCAATTAGTGTATCTGTCATATTAAATCTCTTGTTTATTTAATTGTTAAGTTAATTTTAGCATAAAATCATAGTGAAGTGTTAAACCTGATCATTCCTGGAATTAAGGTAACGGGTCTTTGAGTATTATTACCTGAAGGCATAGTCATTGATCCATTACCGGGAAATACCGGATTAGGTTTAAAAGCAGTAATAATTGAGTCATTTAATAATCCGCTACCAGTTATATCCCCTTGAAGTTGTAACTCAGTACTTAAAAGGGTATCTAGATATTCTTTTGCTTCTACGGCACTATCGGCAGCTAAAGCAGCAGATGCAGATGCAGCAGTCGCAGAAATAGCAGCAGCGGCGGCAGATGCTCCGGCTGCTCCGGCAAAACCACTAGCAGATGCAGAAGAGGCAGCGGCAGAAAGAGCAGAAGCTCTTGCATCTGTTGAAAAGCTTTCTGCGGCAAAGGCAGAGGCTCTTGCGTTATCGGCGGCATTTTCTGCTTCCTGCGCCCGTTCTCTTGCATAGTCAGCAGAATTATTTGCGGAATCAGCGGAACTCTTTGCGCTATTAGCATATTCTTGGCATTGATCTCTTATTTCCTCTAACTGCTCGCTAGTTGCATAATCCTGACCACTAATTGCAATAGCAAAAGCTCCGCCAACTACAATTTTAGTTATGCCCGTTCCAAGTTCTTCCAGAACTTGTGCATTAGGTAAATTATCATTTTGAGTTTGTATGATGAAAGTAGCATCTTTCGGAGCTCCTCCACCTTGTACAACATCAATAAAAGATAATCCACCACTACCGTCAGTAGCTAATACCTGCTTATCTTTTCCATCTGCTAGTGGCAATCTCCATATCGTGTTTTGAGTCAGTTTTTCAGGAGCGGTAAAACCAACATAATAATCATTAAATGGATTATGCCATTTTAACCTACTGGTAATAATATCTTCAGTATTAGTGATATTGGCAGAGTTAATGCCGTTTGCATATATTGTATAAAGCTCAGCAGTACCGCCAGTAATATTAGGAGATAAAATACTTTCAAAACTTCCTTCTTTTGCATATAGATAATTAATTGGAGTAAGTCCTTCACCTTTATTAGCCAGTTCTATAAAAGCCGCCTTTTCTCTATCAAATCCAGGATTAAAATTATTAGCCATTACAGTTGATATAATGATTTTAAACGTTCTTCTGTATTTATTTGACTTACATCTTCTCCGGCAAATGTTGGTGATTTGATAACATTATCTTCAGTTGTAAAGTCCACATAATCCAAAACATTTGGTGAATTGTTATCACTAGCCTTAGGGCCTTGCGGTGTTTCAATACCAAATGGTCGAGGATTCTGCACGGCTTTTGGGTCGCCTTTTATTTGTGGCGGCCTATTCTGCTCGTTTGGCATGTCTAAAAAAGGTCGTCCGACTATTGCCCCCGTCCAGACTAACTGATTCCCACGCCATTCATATTGCTTAACTAAATCAGACCTGCTAAAAGGAAAACCCGAATAATCGCAAGTGCCAATAGGTTCAATTACATCCTTTCTAACGTAATCTCCCATTTGCGTATTTACAGGAGTGTTCTTTAAACTAGTCACTATATACCTCCAGTTTAAGCGGTACTTCCGTCGTATTATTAATTACTGCCGGATTTAGAGTTTCCTGATACCTCATTTTTAAACCCTCTTCTTTTTCAGGGGCGTATTGTGCTGCTAGCATGCTAGCTAGTCCATATATTAAAGGAGTATAAAAATATGAAGGAATATCAATGCCTTGCGTATAGTTCTCTAGCGTTTCTATACTGCTTTGACCGCTATACATTATTAAATTATACATAGGACTTGGAGTCTGCCATATATAGAGAGATGGAGTACGCTGGTAATCAACATAGTAAATAGTAGGCCGTCCAATTTGCGATTTGTTCGGATAGGATAGATATTCATATCTGGATACCTCGCTCATGGTAGTATCCTGGCTTATACTATTAAAATAAAGTTCTTCAATATCAAGTGTATATCCTCCTGTTTCTCTAATTCTATATGCCCTTGCGTAAATTGGATCAGATATATAAAACCATGAAATTACATGTGCTTGGTATGGATATAATGGAGGAGGAGTAAAAACAGTAAACCAATTTATCGTATCTTGTGATGCTTCTAAAACCAAGCTATATGGACGATTAGAAACATAACTTTGAATGCCGATAATGCTGATTTGCTTTGTTACCCCTAAACCGTAATCATAAGAAATATTGCCGTCTTGAACAGTTTGTATGCATCTTGTCAGTGGATTACCATCAAAAGCATAAGCAGCAATTCCTCCGCCGTTTCCGTCATAAGTATTTCCTGTGTTTGATTGTGGTGTTCCATTTAATTGTCTTACATTACTTCTAAGAAATACTTGAAATACTTTAGTAATGTTGCTTGGCAAAAGGTAGGATGCTTGTCCGGGAGTTAAAAACAGGGACTCAAGTTTTAATGTCCATAAGTTAACATTGGAGTTAGTCCAATCGCTTAAAATAAAATTGATG